AATCAAAGCAATCCTGGTAGTACTCTAAGTGCACCAACTAATCAATCTTTAGGGGGTGATGTAGGTGCTGTTCCTTCTGATTTTGTCCCACTGCATAATTTAACAGTGCCCCCGGCTGCCCAGCAAGCCTTGACTCCTGGCATTGTTATTACGACAAATTTAGATGCCACACCGTGGTATCAAGATACGACATTAGTCACTGGTAATAAGCGCATCCGCTCCTTCGTTACCCCAGTTTCTTTCGTTCTGATTTTAAAGAACAAGAATGGTGTAGCTCTTTGCAATCAATCTACGGCGGATGGGACGGCACATGGACAGCCCATACAGGTACAATTGAATGCTTCGATTAGGAATTTTCAGAAGACCTCCAAGCACGTCTACAATAAGCAACAAGGGCGAACCGGTTGGCATGTCACCATGTGGGGGATGCAGGCTGACTTAATAGAAGGTCAATGTACTACCGGTGTCTTCATGAACCAGTTGGGATTAACCGATTTTCTGAGCACCGCGCAGGTCAGTACAGATCTTGTAGCAGTTTTAAACAAAGGGTTTTGGGCGTTGGAAACCGATTCAGCTGGGGATGTTCAAGTCGAAAATGCTGAAGGGAATCAAATGTTTTCAGGGAGTACAAGTTCTTTTCGAGTAGCGGCCCAAGATGCTTTCGTAGAACTTCTCTCTTTGTTCAAAAACAATGGTAACATCTGGTTTCGCACGGATAACAACACCGGATCTCTTTCTGGGGATCAGATGTCCGGGGTTTCAGCGTGGTCACCGACATTGGGCATCAGTAGTCAGCAAGGGCATAGTAGAAACAATGATGTGTTCGCTCGTGGGGCTATCGCTATGACTTTGAAGGATAGCACTTACCTCGGCTATTTCAAGTCATTGCAATGGACGCAGGACGCAAAAGATCCCTTTCAGTGGCATTTCAGCTTTGTGTTTCAAGTGGAGCGTACCATTACGCTGCTCGAACTTCCACCAACATCAACAGGGACTTCAAGCAGTGTTTATATTCCGACGAGTGGAACTAGCAATGTGCCTATCGGTCCAGTTGCAGTCGGTCCTTCGGCAACAGTTTCCACTTTGCCAAATACGATTTCTAACACATAATGGCACAGTCTAGTCAAAACGATTTCAGCGATGTCACGTTAACGACACCCAACAATGCCGGCATCTCGCCGATACAGTTGCCAATCCGTGGCGAGAAGCGTCTTGTTCCGAATTACCAAAGTCTTTCCGCTTTGCAGGCACAGGCCGATGCGAATGCTCAAAAGTTGGGGCGAGATACAAGCACCGCACCAGATATAGACAACGATGATTTCTTCATTTCCGCAGATGACCGGGCGGTTTTAAATCTCTACGAATACATACAGGTTCGTATCCCTCATCGTGGTTTTACGAATGGACAACCGGATCCTAATTCCACCGGAGTTTTTACTTTCCTGGTAAATCCCACCACCATGAACGTCACCCGTGCGGCAGTAGATGCTCAGTCGATGACCCGTGAGGGTTGGCAATTCGGTGTTTGGGGTGAGGATATGGTTCAGATATCACTTACTGGGCAAACTGCTGGGCAGTATTTTGCAGCGGGTTTAACCGATGCTTTCCAACCATTTTCAGAATCGTATCGAAATCTGACCCAGTTAGTCATGGTGTACGAGAACAATGGGTACTGGTTTGAAGGAGAAGAATTAGGAGAAGGGCCGTTGGCTGCTCCTGATTTTACACGTCGTCGCATCAAGATGCACCAAGATGTGGATTTGGTGGTAGGAAATTTTTTCTGGTCAGGTATGTTTGACACTCTAACCGTTTCCCAAGATGCAGAAAAACCATTTTTGGCTGATTTCACTATCACTTTCATTGCTTGGAAAGAACGTTTTCGACCTTCTTCTCCTTGGTTGGATAGCATCCATAATGACCTGGAACGAGGCCATGCTTACTCGCAATATCAAAATACCAACCAACAACAGACACAGACGCAATCTTCGCCGCCCGCAGTAACACCAGGTCAACCAGGGATTGGGTACACGCCAGGGCAAACGACTTCTTCCCCAGGAGTTTCGCCTTCGGTAGCAAGTTTGCCTTCTTCTGGTACTACGGCTCCAACCGTTGCTCCTGCTACAAATGCGTATGGTTACGTTGCAGCCAACTGTGTTTCTTCAAATACAAGTTCGATGGATCAATCTCCTACTGCGGATATTTATAATCCTCTTTCACCCACATCCATTTTCGCGAGTGCAAATTAATGTTCATTCCCAGCAACTCGCCGCTATCAGCTCCTCCGACCATAAGTTTGACAAATACTTTGCCACCGGCAGAAGTGTCAGTTCCGGCTCAGACCACGTTGCCTCCGGCTTCCTCACTCGCTTTTCCTACACCAACAGCTCCACCGGCCACGCCACCGTCTAACACTATTCGGAATTTCATCCAGACGACTCAGGAACGGACCATAAATAAAACTGCTCCTGACATCATTGTGTTTTTGGATGGTTTTCCATATCTCATCAATCCGTATTTGAATCCTGATGGGGCACAGCCTAGTGCGGGCACGGTTGCCCAAGGTGTGATCGTAAATTTCAACAACTTTGTTCAAAATTTCAATGTTGGTTACGACGTTGATAACATGGTACCGACTGGCTCTATAGGATTGTCCATCCCGAACTATGCCGCTCATCTCTTTCAATCTCCGGGTGGCAATAATCTCGTTCAAAGCATGATGCAAGTGCAGGTTTTTGCAAAGGGTTACTGGTTCTCACCCCGTGGTAACACTATTTACTACAGGGTCTTCAAAGGTTTGACAGCCCATATCAACCATACGGACAACGGTAAAACTTTGGAGATTTTGATTCAGATCAAAGGGATTCTGCGCTTTCTGGAAATGATGCAAGTAGATATTCACCCGGCGCTGCTTTCTAACACTAACCGACAAGCCGAAATCCTACAGACCGATCAATGGGCTTTAGATCCTTACGAACAGATTGCAGACACTTTTTGTCGGAGTGTAACTTTTGAGGGTTTCCAACTCAACACCATCGCAAACAAAGGCCAGACCGTGGCAGGTGAAATCTACGCTAATGCGGTTGCTGCTAATTATTGCGTGAAGTGGCAGTCTATCTTAAACAGTATCCTCGCGGATGTCCACATAATGGGCTACCTCGGAACGAATTTGACAAATGCCTCCATCAACACTGTGACAGCATACAACGCGGCTCGCGGTAGGAAAGCAGACAAGGTGCGGTCTACCGCGCAATCTACATATAGCACAACGTCCGTCACTGATCCTAAACGCGATGTGTATGTTTCTGCGTTGCGTGGGTACACTCCTGATTTCAAAGTTGCTACTGTTACTTTGATCAATGGGGGCATCACGCCGCGCCTAGAGCGCATTCGTAACATTTTGCACACTATCGGTTTCGAAGGATTCCAAGATCTTAATGGTGAGATAGTTTTCAAAGCGCCATTGTACAATTTGGACGTGACTAACCTGACTCCGTCTCCCACTAACGATGCAACTCTCGGAAAATCTCCTATCGATAGTGTAACGGCGGCTACTAACCCATTCGTTGTATATCTGGATGAGATTCTGAGTGAAAGTGAAACTGAGGATGAAGGGGCGATTCAAAATACCCGCATGTCCATTCAAGGAACATTTTCGCGTGCGTACCAAGTGGATATTCAAGGTTCATTAAGAGCTGCAGTTTCTCACATAGATCTTCCAAAGTTATCGCATTTCGGCCTTCGCGAACAACCGGCTCGCACCATACCTTGGGTTGAACAGACTGATACATTTTTGATGTACGCTTATGCGGTGAACGAATTAGTGCGTTCTAATCGAGGTTGGCGGACTTATACCTTTACGATTCCAATGCGCCCTGAGTTGCATATCGGATTTCCGATGTATCTTCCACATCGCGATATGTACGGGTACATAAAATCTATCTCCTTAAACTACGCGATTTCTGGAACGGCGACAATGACCATCTTGCTAGATACACTCCGCAAGCGGCCCATGTTCCCATCTGTGCAACAGAATAATCAGTCGGTTTTGACCACGCAACCTAATTTGGTGATGAAGTGGACTAATCCACCAGCACAAAACTCGGCATCAAGCAATTCTACTTATACCGGCACCAATCCTCTTTATCAGGGAACGACTGGATTCTTAGGCAATCTCCTTGACAGTTCTAGCACAGCTCCAAGTCCTTCAGCTCGAAGTTCTTCGAATGCAGCCATCCCATCTAATAACCCAAGTGTGAATTTTATGGGTGATTCGCCAACCCAACTTTTGCCATCGGATGCCCCAGTGTACGCAGAAACAGAAGCATTAGCCGACTGGTATAAGAATCATATGGGGACAGATTGGTCTACGCGGGGTGACACAAAAGCACACAGTTTCCGGGTGCAACTTGACACTGATGGGCCAGGAGGTAATAGCCCTTATTTTAGCGCAGCAAATATCATAGGACCAATGGGAGCCGCAACTGGCGGAGGTGTGGCAGGTTCAACTGCTTCCGGAGGTAATACAGGTTCCACAGGCGCTGCCCAAAGTGGTATGACTGCCGGTTATTTTCGGAAGATCGTAACTTATCAACCGTTCACAGACGAGAAAGGTTACGAAGTTGTCGGTGTTTTTCCATTGGGCCGCTGGAAGAGCCTGGTGCAAGCCTATAAAGAAACTCGTGAAGGGAAGATTGGAGGTTATACGAGTCCAGAGGCAGCAGCGCAAATAAATTCTACAAATGCCGCTCTGTTTGCAGGACTATATTGCCCCAGTTCGGAGGCTTCGTCAGTATTGTTACAGCAACAACAGACTGTTTCGAACGAATTGATGAATGACTCTTCATTCGAACTTGAATGGGCGCAGCCGAATGCACCGGGAGGAGATGCATCGTTAACTAGTCAGGCTCAGCCCGACAATGTGCCAGCAGCAGGTTCAGATGCTGCCATAGAGTTAGCTTTGAAGAATCAATTGACTAACACGGTGAATGTGTTTCTTACTGGCACACCTCCGTCATCACCTTCTACTTTGCAGGAGATAGACATTGCTCTTCAGAATAACACGGCAACCACAACAGATACTGTTGTGAATGATTTTAAGAATCTGTTGAAGCCATAAATTATGCGCACGGCTAGAGATAATTCATTGATGTATCGGCAAGATCCAAACCAGCAAACGCGAGCACAGAATGAATCCCAACTTTTCATAGCGCGAGTGCTTTCAGTAGATTACGAACACAAGGTTTGTTCGTTGTTGGATCTGCGTAATGACTTGCTCTACGCCGATGTCTCAGTGATGCCAGCTAACGCTTCTGGCCTCGATAGCACCGATGTTCAGATGCCTGAAACCGGCACATTATGTTTGGCTGCGCCATTGTATTATGCTGGGGGTTTCACCCAAGTTGGCATTGTTACATACGTAATTTCGGAATCCCTTCGCGCTCAGGATTCTATCGCTTTTCGTGGGGCGGAAGGTGTAGAAGGATTTCAATATCGTAAACGTGGCACCTACAGGAAAGCCTACCCCGGCCAGAAAGCTGCTACATTCACTAATGGTTACAGCGAGCTGATCGATAATGGATGGGACCGCAATGGACAAGATCTTACAAGAGATAAAGTAGATCCGGACCGTCATGCTTGGATTCAGATGACTGGTCGCCGGGTCACTTACACGGACGCGGGTATCAGTTTCCACGGGCCTATCAATCGTCCCAGTGGGGCTGCGGGCAGCATTGGCGTGACTGGTGCGACTGGGCCTATCAAGCCTCGTCTTTTGCCGGATGGTTCTAAAGAATGGGTTGTCTATCTCCAGCCTGGGGCAAATCTTTCTGATCGTTACATTTCCAACGCTCAAGATGTTATCCCATTTGCAGAGGATACCGAACGGATCCAAGAATACTCGTTAGACTATCCACTGCCCTATGAAATTCTGGAGACGGCGCTGTTCGATACAGCGTTGGGGACAATCGCGGATCCTTGGGCACGTACTACCATCAATCAAACGACTGTGGGAGCTACCGGGGCGACCGGCCCGAGTCTCGTCATTTCCCACGACAATGAATCCTTTGCTATCAATCAAGGTGTAGACCACCCAAATTCACGAACGTTGAAAGCGGTTGGGCCTACGATTGGTGATGGGCCTACTCCCGGACGCCGCGCTTTCATTCTAGAACGGACAGCCGGCACTTTGGTTGGATACAATTTGTTTGACCAAGTCACTTACGGTAATGTTCTCAAGCCAGTCTTGTTCCCTTACACCCAGGCGGGGCGTTTTGGAAGTAATGTGCAATCCAGTTATCTGCCGGTTGTGGATTCTCCGGATCACACGGAAGCACGACTGGCTGCTTCTGCCCTAGCTAATCGGTTTCCCGCTGAGTACAACACTACAAGATGGGACGTCACTAAAGAAGGATTCACGTCCTTCGAAATAGGCTCGACAATGCCCAAGGAAAACGTTCCTTTGGCGGGGCAGCCCACTTCCTGGAGTGGAAAAGGACCGGAACCTATAGCTGGATATGAACACCCCCACGGTGCGGGCCGTTCGTTGGAAGGCCACTTAGTCGGTTCTCTGAAGTTGGTTATAGGAAAGAATCGTGACGAAGAAGATGCCATTGATTTACAGGCATTAGGACAGACCGTTCTCCGGTTGGGAGCGGATGACTCTTCGCTGCCCAATCCTTTAGGAGCAACTAGACGCACGGTTCTAACCCAGATACGCGGTCAGAAGGATCAAGTCCTACAACGGACTTTGCAATATTGGAAGAATCCGAAATATGGACCGGGGGATCCCGGTGATCTGGCGAATAAGACCGGATTTGAAAATGTTTCTTTGCGGGCCGCCATGGATGGCGCAGCGGTTATTCGCTTGGGTGCTCGCAGCCCACTCGCCAAACGTCGGCATTTCCAAAATGGATATGTAGATGGACCGGGTACGAAAGTTTGGGCTGTAACGGATCCAGCCCGTGTGGACTCGAAATCCCCAGGACGACCAACTTACGGGGCGGGGGACAACGTCTATGCATTTCATGACCTAACACAAGTAGGAACTCCACCGCCGAACTCGGGAACGTCGATTAGCTTCAATCAGGCTCCTTACATTTCGAGCGGTCCCCCTGTAACAAGTATGGATGCCTCGGGGTTGTCCTTTGACTTACATACGGTGCAGGACGTTCTGTTGCGGTTGGGGAAGAATTTGACGTCAGGCCAATCCCTGCTTCTAGATTTAGCAGGTGGGCTTGTCGCGGCACTCGGTAAAGATAGCCAGGGACGTTCAATAACGGCTGCTCTCGATGGAGGAATCGAAATTACTATCCTACCAAATGCCCAAGGTAAGGCTTTACGCCTTAACATCATAGGAGACATTGACGTTTCACATCAGGGGCATTTCCACTATAACTGTACGGGCGACATTATCTCAGAATGTACGACAATGAGCAGCATTGTAAAAACAGATCGCTTCATGAAACAGACGAACAGCTTCACTAAGACCAACGGGCAGGTTGTAAATGAGTCTCCAACTCTTGGAAATAGTGAAGGATTTAGACCAGCCAGTGGCGAAAATAGCCTTGGAGATGGGTTAGACGTATAATGGCCGTTCCCTCAAATTTACAAGGTGCAGAACTTTGGCCGATTAAAGTCCAAGGGGCGATCAATCGCTACAACGTCCTTGGGGATCCCGAGGTCGAGCAGTTTTATCACGCGGCGATAGAGGATGGACGGAAGTTAGAGAAAAGTATCTCGGATGCACAGCATGTATTACAGCAGAAAATTCTAGCCTATCAATCTCGGGTGCAAACGTGGCTTAAGATGCATCTTTTGGCGACGGACGGCGAGTTTCCTACCCCGGCTCGCAAGCCGAAATACATTGCAGATGCTATCACCATAATCCAGCAGGTTCAGAAGTTCCAAAAGGAAGGTGCGTTGCTGATAGCGACGGTCATAAAGAACATCACCATCCTCACGACCATGGAACAGAATCTGATCGGAATGGTGCAGGCAAACTTAAACGCCGTGGCCAATCTATTGAACTCCGTCTGTAACTGGGGATTACCTCGGATCCCTTCCATACCGAACTTGCTTGCTGACGGCATGTTCAACTGGAATGGTTTCAATTTCTCGCCGTTGTCTACATTCGTTAAGATCCTAACCACGGTGCCTAAGTTTTCGCTTAACTTCTCGTTTAGTCAATGCACAATTGTGAACTCGGTCTTGGCTGATCTTACTGCCTTGGGGGTCCTCGGCTCCAACGTTCCTCCCCAGGTGGTGCAGTACAGCGGAAACTCTTTCGGGACTCTTTCGTACTTGCCACCACTGTCAGGTGCAACGCTAGGGGACAACTTTAATCCGAACTCATCTATGCTCGGGAGTCTACCGGATCCCAGCACGATCACAAACGATTACTCTCTGCCGCCCCAGACTTATCTGGACAACATCGTGTCTATTGTACCGGCTACACGGGGCAATGTCATCGAACCTTCGGACCCAGATTATGGCGACCCAAATGTGGCTGCTCGGCAGGCCGCGCTTCGGGCCTCATTGGTTGCAAGTTGTAACTTGGGGCAGGTCGTAGCTTCAAACTTTGACCCTAATACTACAGCGGAATGGCTGCTTTACCTAAATTCTACGCGCACCGGGCGCGGCGGTGTTTGGATTCCGAACTTCCAAGAAGTGTACTCTAGCTTGGTCACACCGTCTGTGAACTACCTTTTACAGACTCCTATTCCCTGGAATGATGCTACTGGCACAGTGGTGGATGCACCACTGGCTATTCCTCTTCTCACCACTTTGACACAAGCGGCTCCTTCCGCTCAGGCCAATCTCCTGTGGAGACTCTCATACATTGAAGCGGCCCTGTTAGGTTATACTCGGAACCACACTTGGGACTATGGGGCGGATCCTTCTTATTTGAGTGGATTTACTGGTTTTGACGAAGATTATCGTGTTACGGCCATAGACTTGACAACCACTAACACAGTAATCTTGGGAGAAGGTACGGCTCAATTTCCAGTTCCGTGCACATTCCCAGCTGCGATCGCGGCGAACATGGCTATCGTTATTGCTGAGGCAACGGCCAATATTGCAAACGATCCGACGTTCCAATCCAGCAGTCCACAATTTCGCTTTACTTTCAGCCCGCAAGCTATAGCTACGAAGGTGGATCGTTTCACACAGTTCTGGCGCGAATTCAACGACAATCTCATCATCCTCCTAGCCCAAGATCCATACCTGTTGGGTTTTGTAGCGACTTACTCGGACGCTCTAGACTCCGCTGTTGACCCGTTGGGGGATCCAACTGATTACGCCGTCATCCAATCGGACGTGGCTTCGAGAAACCGTATGTGGACGCCGGGTACCCCCTTGTTGAATATTCCGGTGGCTCCAGTCTTGACAGTCACAAACAACAGTGTCCCTACGGTATCAGACAGCGGTTGGACGAATCCACCTTTTGCTCTTGATCCGGCTGCTTTCCTTTCACGCCCAGACATACAAGCACAGCCAATGACCGTGCAAATGGCAATGTTGCGCCTGAATCTGACTTATGCAGCCCTCAACACAGGCCTGCAGGCAACTCTAACCGAAATCGCAACTCAGATCGCTACCTCAAACAACATCATCGCAGCGGCCCAGGCCGCGCAAACCGGATTTCAGGTTGAATCTTCGTCAACCACCACGTTTGTACCGGCTGGTATGACCGGAACGGCTGTTGAATTTGATGAGATTGAGTTTGATGTCACGGGCAACGTAGACCCTACTCCTTATCCTTACACCACGTTTACTATTCAATCTGCTGGCGCATATGCCGGATTTGGGGAGCTGTATTGGACTGAAGGGAGTGTCCCTGGTGTCCTAACTTTGATCATAATGCAGAATGGCGACCCAATTTACGATCTGACGAGTAACGATGACTCGGTACCCCTCCAATTTTCTTTTGCCGGTAACTTTAATGCAGGTGACATAGTTCAGGTTATTGTAAACGATGAATTAGCTGACGCCGAAATCCTACCCCAAAGTTATTTTGGGATGCTTCAATCCTCGCCCGCACCCGGTCCAACGATACCCGTCGTCCAGACGGATGTTTCCAAGACATTTACGGCGGGTGAAGCTATCTCGGCTCTGACAGTTGTTCATATCGCGTACAATGAGACACCAGCGGTTGTAACGCCTGTAGATCCAACCACGGTACTCCAAGTCAATGGAAACACAGTAATTCCCTTTGCCGATGGGGTTGTGTTGGCGAATGTTGCCAGCGGAGCGAATGCCAATGTTGCCACTTACTATGGCGGAGTGTATCAGATCACCACAAATCCAGTATTGAACTGGACGGTTGGTGGATTGCTTTTTGTAGGATCCAACGGTCAGATGACGCAGGACTACGAGAGCCTCATAAGCGGCTCAACACCGGTTCAGTGGATCATCTGTTGCGGGAGAGCCATCGCAACTGATACTTTCATCTGGGAGCCTCACATTCCGTCGAGATTCAATATGACCTTCTAACAACTAGCACGGAACACCAGGATTGTCTACGGGAATGTCCTAAGTGCATACGGGACGAAGTACAATGCACCGATTGTGTCATGCAGCAAGTCTAGCTGATTTGCTTGGTCCTTCAGTAGATTGTATTGGAGGCAACAATGTCATTCATAGGCAGCCACCTACTCTTCGGATTCTTCTTAATCTGTGCGGCGTTCGCCAGCCCGTTCATCCTCGTGGGTGTCATCACATACTACCGTCCCAAGCAAACCGTGCGCTGTGTCGAGAAGTCGTTCAAGTGGCTTGCCATCGTGGTCGCGGTACTGGTTGCCCTAATCATACTCTTCGCCATTATTGATGCCATGACGCCTATGACACTCGTGATAATCCTATTGCTCGCGATCCTTTTCAGGCAGCACAGGCAAAGGGCCAGTCACAATCTGACTCCTGCTCCAGTTGATCATCATGCCGAAGCCATGCTTGATAACATGGCGTCACTAGCTTACAAAGTCCAAGAACTTAAAGATCAGGTTGAACAACTTCAAGTTCAGCTAGCTGGCGTGTCCGTGGCGGCTTTGGGTGGTACCTCCCATCCTGCTGTCGAGGGTGACTATGTCTGGTCAAGTGCTTACCGGGATGTCCTGGAACTGCGTCGCGAGTATGACAGTCTAAAGAGAGCACCGGGCGCGGAGCGTCTAACTGCCGATGACAAGATCCGGGGATGAGCATTCGCTGCCAGTATCCCCTGTCGGGGATTCGGATGACGATCTAATGGATTTCTACGGCATTGAAACGTTCGGGGACGGGCAATATCGCTTAGGACCCGGCTTGCGACCAGGATTATCCTTGGTACCTGCGTCGTCCTGTTCCACATCACCCCATTCGTTACGAAGACTGCTGACTTTTACGAGTCCAGCACTGTCCAGGCGTAGCTTCCAATTGTAATATGTGGCAACGGTGAGGCGGAGTGCCGTTCAGCACAGGCAAAGTGGTGTGATTTCCGGTACGTTACTGGCGTAGCTTGATGAGGCGGGGCATAGGCAAGGCACCGTCGATTTCAGTATCGGCGTAGTCTCTAGCATAGCTGGGGCATGGTGCAGTGATTTCTCGCATCGGCACAGTGAGTTGACGTGACGGTGAAGTACCGTCGATTAAGGGCAACGTTACACGAAGTGGCGATTTTGCACAGCGGGGTTGTGTTACGGTTCCGTTAGACGAGGCATCGGCAAGATTGGGCTAAGTGCAGTGCTGGCAGAGTTATCCTCGGCTGAGGTACAGTTGCGTTGAGTCAAGTTTAGCACGGGCGATGTAGTGCTAGATTCTGCGTTGGCATAGCGGAGTGCAACTTGGTTGGGTCATGGTGAAGCACGATTTAGTTCTGCTCAGTTGTTCCGGGAGGATTCCGTGGAGACACGGACACATGTTGCCATAACGGTGCCTCAACCTCCCGGAGCATCATTGTCCACAGTATTGAAGCGTCGTGAAAGAGCAAATTGAGCAGCTGGTTCGTTCTGGCAAGTGTATGAAAGAGATCGCTGTTATCCTGGGTTTTCCTTACAGCAAATTTCCCTTCATTCTTGAGGAATTATGGCCTGAAACTCATGGCCGATGGACGAAGCTCTGTGAATTACTCGGTGTAGATCCCTGGGCGACCACAAAACGCAACACCTGTGCAGGCGCGGCGGGATCAGCTGTTTTCTCAATGTTGGCAAGGGATTTTCCTGCTCAAAGTAGCACTATTAGAACCAGGTCAGGAGTATTCAAACTCCCGGAGATCCACATCAAAATTGGTGTGGATTTTCTGTTTAGGAGGCAACATGTTACGTTGGGCTGAATTTAACACCGAGGAAGAGGCCGATTCATTTTGTTTTGGTTTGAACGGGTTCGGCTGTCCGTTCTATAAATTGTACGGGGTTAACGGACGCGGAAAATGGTGGGTAAGATTTGCCGGTCTCTACTAAGAACAGAAGGTCAGCAAAGTTTCAATAGCAGCGAGTAGTATCCCGGTGAGGATGACAACGAGTAAAATTCCGAGGAGAGAAGTTTTTAGGAGTTTCCAGAGAAGTGACGGTTCGGACGGCCTAATCCTCGATGAGAAGTTTTTGGAAATTCGGGCACATTCGTTGCAAATAGTTGGTTCCTTACCCATAAAGATACCCGCTATTCCTATGGGCCAGAATAAAAGGCAAGTTGGTAGCACCCAATCTGGGTAATGGCCCGCTTCAGTTACTTTTCCACACTTTTTACAGAGGTCTAATGCCATGTGCCTACACTCTACCGTTGCCTTCTACAAATCAGCTACAGAAACCCAACAGAGACGAATTTTGACCATTTCCAAACATCTCCGTGAGGCGTTAGTAAGCCGGTTCCCAGGTGTGGATTTTACGCCTTATTTTGCCTTCATTGAATCCCGACCTTCGGTGAAGAAAGGCGAGAAGCACCATATACTTCCCGAGAACGAATTCCCCAACTTTAAGAACGCTGTCGGCAACCTGATTCGAGTATCCACAGGGGACCATCTAATGGCCCACTATTACTTGGCCCTTTGTGCGCCGGACTTCGTCCCATTCCAGATGGTTTTCTATTTCATGGCCAATTTCAGGAAGTACGCTTCCCAGATCAAACTCGAGGAGTTACCTAGTTTTTGCGAAATCTTCGAAAAGGGAAGAGAACGACAAAAAGTCATAGCAGCAGAAGTTGGTAGGCAAAATGTAATTAGTGGTCAGTTCGCCAAAATCCAAACGGTTGAAAACAGTTTGAAAGGAGGCCGTGTCGCTGGTCGTATCGCTGTGGATAGCGGCCAGCTTGCTAAAGCCAGTGTTTTAGGTGGTTTAGCCTCTTTGAAATTAGGTTTGTCTTCGTTAAACCTTAGCCAAATGAAGCCAGAGGATCTCTCCAAGTGGGGTACAAAGGGTAATCATGTCCGTTTTCACGTCAATCGCGGTATTACTAATTCAGAATGTTCGTTGTGCGGAGGTAAAGATCAATAACAAGTAATTGAAAACAATCAAACGGCGGCGCGATTCTACATGGATCGCGCTGTTTGTTTTTAGCTGATTTTGGCCTAAATCTCGTAGGATGATATATGACGAAAACACTTTTTGCTTTACTCATCTCGTTGTGCTTGACTGTGGTTGCCCACGGCCAAGTTTCGGCTATGGATGAACACAAGCTCGATGCTTTCGCCCATGCCATAGCACATGCGGAAGGATTTGGTGTGAGGAACACCATTCCGACGCGATATCACAACCCCGGCGACATTCGTAGCAGACGCGGTGGACGCCATTATGCGGGCCAAGTGGGCCTCAATAGACACGGATATGTGATTTTCAAAAATGATGCGGCGGGTTTTGCCGCGCTGAAGGACCAACTACGGTTGATGGTTTCCGGCCAATCGAAACATTACGGCGCGGATATGACTCTAGAACGTGTGGCACGAATTTATGCCACTGGTTGGAAGCGGTGGGCTAAGAACGTCGCCAAACAGCTCGGGGTGTCCCCTTCTGTGACTTTGGTTGAATATTTCGACATTCCGCCTAGCGTTCAAGTCAGTGACGACGGTCATGCTCTAAGCTCGATTTTAACGTTCACGCCGGTACTTCCGGCTTCTCCAAATGAATTGTCGAAGGAGCAGGAGAAGGCTCTCGACGATGCCACGTTACAGATGTTGTACCAGCAGGACCAGGATAATCTGCAGCGACAGACATTTTGTATCTGATCGAAATCGGGCAGTATTGAGTCAACATGAGAGTTATCCTGCTGCCCGATGAACCCGATAACAACCTTTATGATTATCTTCTGCATGTTGTCCGCTCCCATACTGGAGCGGGCATTGTGCCGGAGGAAGGGTTGTTGGCTTACAATCTCTATGCGCGGATTACCCAAGCCCAAGCGGTAGATTTAGCGAATGCGGAGTGTGCTCAGGAAACTGTTCAACAGCTTGAGCAATTGAAACAACAAGAATCGGAATCCGAAACTCCGCAGTCGGAAAGTGGACAGGTTTAGGAATCAAACTCCGTAGTTTCGGCCTGCCTGCGCCGCAATAACCCTGCTACAACTTGACCTCCTGCATGGTCCCAAAGATCAAATTGGGCCGCCGCGCCCGCGTAATTCCCCGAATTTAGGAGGCGCAGCATTGTGCTGGATTCAAAGTTCCCACTTCCATCGTTGAAGACGAAATCTGTTAGAGCGTCAAACTCTCCTTGCGTGAGAGTTACGGTCACAACTCGATTGACAACCTCGGCTGCCCACAGGATGTCTTCCAGGAGCCAAGCATCGGCTTGGGCTTGGGTGATTACCATTCCAACAGTTACATTAGGCCCAGTGTGACCCCAACCCACGGTTGGAACTCCATGAATGTCTGCGTATCCTACAAGAGCGCAGGATTCGAATTGTTCGGTTAAATGCTCCCCAGTTTGGGAATAAACCATTGGAGGATTTGGCATTGTTTTGTCCTTATGTTGCCACGTCTAAGTAGAAACTGTCCTGGGTAAAATCCAGCGTTACCACCATGGTGGAAGCAGGCCCGTCGTTTTGCAAGATGTTCTCAGCTCCTTCGTCGGGAGTGTAGATCACGGAAATCACGCCGTCAGCATAGGCCAATCCACTCGGAGTGTATCCGATAGTGCTTTCGTTGAAGTTATTTGTTAACGCATAAAGATCAGCCAACAGGAACTGCATCCACAAAGTCAAGTTCGGATAGGTGGATTCGTCCAGGATTGTCAAAGCAACTTTGGACAACAGGACTAGACCGGCAGTCGGGAAGCTCGCTTGGGCGCTTCGGTACGGTCCTGGTGTATCAGCTTCTACAAACCATGAAGCGTATTGAAGACCTGAGATCTCTGAAACTTGCTGCCCGTCTGTGTAAAGGATTCCGTCCCAAGCAAATCCGTTGTGCCCAAGTGATGGATTGTAGAAGGAATCGTCATCTTTAAGCTCTATCAGCGCGGTGGCTACCATGCTCTGATTCAAGTAGTTGTATGGGATAACTGCCATCGTTGGTTTCTCGCCTTCGGAGTCCTATATGAAGGTTTCGAAACCGACTTCCGGAAGTCAGAATAGATGAAGACCTATCCCACAACAGTTTCCCGAACTTTAGACCCCACTGGCAAGTCTCTCGTCACCGTCGTAGGCCAACATGACCAAGAGCTGGCCGATGCAGACATTGACCTTATACAAGATCTCCAAGATTTGAAACGGACGAGTCTCTTGGAGTTCACTACTTCGGGCGGCATTACTTATGCTCCTTTTCAGTTTAACTCATTCACTCCCAACACTTTCTTCATACCGGCCTTCGATGTCCTGTTCAATGGGGAAGTAATCCATGTGGCCGGCAATCTATCGGCTGATCTGAATCTGAACCGTGTGGTACTTCCGCCACCCTCGTTTTGGGCACCAGGCACCCAGGCCGAAGATGCTAGTGTCTACGTCGTGTTCTTGGAGATCTGGTATCAAGCGTTGAATTCTGTCTCTGGTCAGGGTTACTACAAAGATCCTCAGACGGGCTTGCTCTATTTTTATCCTTACGGCGGTGTTAACCCGGATCCCTCCAATGCGGAAACAATCCCGAACGATAATACCGATCCTTTCTTGCCCAACATCACTACGCAGCGTGCACAGATCCAGTGGCGTCTCAGTGTGCAGAATGTTTCACTGAGCTACAATTTTTCATCGTACTTGTTTGGTCTGGATCCCGACACCACGGATACGTCGGCTTTTAGTGTTCCATTAGCTGTGCAGGCCCAAGCAGGCCAAACAGCTCCCATACCGGGTACAGCATATCAATTTGCCAATCTAGGTCCTATCACTGGGGACTCAGCTGTTTGGCGAGCAGGTTTTCCGATTTGGAATGCAGCAACTTCTTATGCGTTAAATGCTATTGTCACCTATGGTGATCAGTTGTACTACAGCACAGCAGCGAACAACGTCGGAAACATTCCAAGTGTTGGTGCTCCCTGGGCTGTTGCCACTATCTATGCTTCTTCTTTGGGCACCATGGATGGCTACAGCTATGCTATGCCAGTGGCAGTTGTTTTCCAGCGTAACTCGGGTCCCTTCAACATTGGTACCAATCCGTTTGGTTCTGCCAATCCGGCTATTACCGGCTCTGGTCTTCTGGCTTCGGGAATCTCGGGGCGCTATGATTCCAAGTTGGCGGACCAGATTTTCGTCGGTGACGTGATTGACACCCGTTCTACGGTCAAACTTGACGGGTGGAATTACGATAAAATCATGCGAGAAGGTTTCGGTGACCTGGCTGTGGGAAATACTCGCTTGGCGATTTCGCGCGGTCTATCCCCTGGCAACAAACCCGAAGCTCTAGGATCGACGCTACCTTACACTGTGGCTGTAGCTCCAAGTCCAGTTTTGGGTACCAACACAATCAGTTCTTGGCTCCCTCTCACTGTGGGTAACACGACGTTGAGTTGTGGATTTACAAATGGTTTTGGTTCAAATGCCCAGACCTTTTCCACAGCTATCTTAGTAACCACGAATCAAAAGGCAGTGGGTCTTATTGGGCAGCCTTGGGTCCAGAACGATTCCTTCACGATTTCGTTGCCGGTGAATGCCGGGGCAACCATCCAGGAAGTAAGTCTGACGGCTCTAGTCACCAATGCCTCGACCGGCCAGATCACTCCCGCTGCATTGCTCCAAGGGCAGGTACAGATCATCGTAGGATCTACATCCGCTTCCGTCACCTTCAATAACGTTCTGACGGGTACAGCCTTTGACCCTGGTGCCAATCCAATATCTGTGGTCGTTGTAGTACAACTTACGGCGGGAACAGCGGTCAACCTAACCCAGATCCCTCTGTCCGTGGACGGCGGCTTGCTCTCTGATTTCATTTCGGGGAAACAACTCCCGGTCTATGGTGTCTCGGATTATGTGGTTGATGCCACGTTGTTGACCACGGAAGTAGCTGAAATGCTAGTGTATAACCCAGCATACTCTAGTGTCGTTTTCGGAACCCAGGTTTGGCTCGCCATAGCTGGCACTGATCCGCGTTTAGCGCAGTCAATAGTTGGTGGTGTGCCATTCACCACGCTGACTCTGAATCGTCTAGCAATAAACGGGATCTCAAATGGGTTGTATGTTCTTCAGGCTTGGGACCAGGCTACGAATGTTTACTATGCTGTTTCCAGTCGCAGAATGAATGGGGCTAACACTTCAGTTACGGTCCAAGGCGCGGTGCCGGCAACCTCGACTCTTATGGTTTCTCTGTTGTTGCAAGACACTTGCCAAGTCGCTTACAACGCACCGGTCAAAGCTATCACCACGATTGAAGAAACCGTCTTAGTGGGCAACTACAGTTCGAATTTCTTGTTCTCCATGGATCCTCGCGTCAGCATCGTCTCAGTGTACTACAACTCGGCGAACAGCACAAACACGATTCTGTTAGCAGCTAACGGGTGCACTCTCCAAGGAGTTTCAGGGGACACCGTTACCCCGATGATTTGGGTTTTAGACAACCTTGGGAATTTGAACGCCAGTCCAATCAGTAGTTTGAACATAGCTGACGGTTTGATGACGGTCCAGGTTGTGGGAAACAACCTCACCACAGCCACGTTTGTGCTCGCGATGGCTATCAATCCAAACCTTGATCCAAATTCTTCTTTCGTTGTGCAAATTGAATATCTGCCCTACCAGGGTGAAGGTGTTCTTTCAAGGAATTACGAATTTGTTCACGCTGAGGATAATGCGCTGGTGACTACCAATGGCACCGGCACAGCACCGGTGGCAGGATTGTCTGATGTGTTTCCTTATAACCGTGAGTTGCCACTCGCGGTGTCTATGCCTTCCCAGTTAAGCTGGAATGATGCGACTCTAACAAACGAAGCGGTATCTAGTTTCTTCGACAGCAACTTCGTTACGATGCGTGTAAATGATGTGGAACACACTTTCCTGGTGCCTTTGCATACTGCTGACTTCATCCCACCGGTTAACAAAGATCTTCGGAAGACCATCCAATTCATATCCACTGGTGGGCGCGGATTCTCCAAGGCCATTCCGCACATCGGTTACGGCATAGGCGGGCTTACTCCTGAAACTGTACTCGGGCAGAACTTGCAAGCTACTGTAGCACCAATTACGTTGTATGTCAACAACGTAACGGGCAATGATGCAAACAATGGGTTGACACAACAGACCGCCACTCTTACGATTGGGGCAGCTCTCGCCTTGTTGCCGCCTGTGCTACGGCATCCTTGCGTGATCACTTTGATTTCTACCGGTGTCGCATTCAGTTTGGCTGCTCTTCCAAGTGCTTTGCAAACAATAGCATTAGGTGATGGGACGATCCGTTCGGCTGAAATGTTTGCCCTTGGAAATCTTTCAAGGGTCATACAATCTGCTGGTCGATTGGTCATTACCAGCCAAGCCGGGGCTACGTCTCCAGTTGTTATTGACGCGACAGGTTTCGCAGGTTTTGGAAGCGGCCCGACTTCGGCCTTCTACCTAGACACGACCCGAGTGATCTTCAACAACATTCAGTTCCAAGGATTTACGAATCCGACCATAACGGCTTACAACTCCGATGTGGATTTCGTAAACTGCGTTTGGGTTAACAACGTACAAGCAGGCGCGTATGTGGGCTGTGATTCGGTCATCCTTGATGGTGGTTCGACTACTCTTCCGACAAGCGGTGTTGGTCATGTCTGTGTACAATCTAATCTGACTTCGTATGGGCATGCATTAGCTGTCGTAGCGGTGGCAACAACTACTGGGCCATTTTACGCAGGTTCCCAGAACTCGACACTGAATTTACAAAACCACGCTGTCGGAGGCGTCAGTGAAACCAACATTACTGTCACCACGCTCGTTGCAGAGGTCTCGTTAAACTCTAGCATTTCGGTGACACAAGACTTTCAGACGGAGGGCACAGCGAATCTGACAGCGAATTCCGTATTAGCTCGAACGGTTCTTGTAGATCCGTTCTTGGGTGGTGTCACAGAAGACAGTACCTCTAACACGGTGGCTCAGCTAGGATAAACATGCCTGATCAACTACAGTCCGCTCCCGCAGTAGCGGTTATTGACCAAAACAACGTTCTTACTCTCAACTGGCTTCCATATCCGTATGCCGCTGGTGAGTCGCCATCCGATGTTCCGTTTGATGATTACACAGGCTGGGAAATAGTAGCCCAGACTGGTGCTTTGTCGGGAGGTGTCTTTACTCCTTCAGGACTTCCGCAAACCTTTCTGAAATCGGTGGCATTGAATCCAGGCGAGACACCCACCAGCCGCATATTCACTACAATTTTGTCAGCCGTTGATTACGGCCTGACGATGCAAGCTGAAGGCGTCTCGGGAGTCAATCCTAGTCCGTTTTGGGAAATTAACGGAACCCAAGCGCCATACGGATTTATCTTTCCCGCTGCCATAGTTTCTTCTTATGTCACTTTCAGCAATACGACGCTGCTTCTGAACCAGCAATTGACTGTGACTTTGGGCCCAGGATATACTGAAGCAGACCAATGGCAGATTTTGTGGCCGGATGGTACTTCCACGGGCTGGATACCCCGGTCAGCCTCAGTTGTTACGAAGTCGTTTACGAATCCTGGGGCACAAGTTGTATCCATCCAAGCGCGGCGCAATTACACAGGCAGTGCGTACAATCCACCGGTGTCATTGATTCGCCAGTTGGCCGTGCAGATTTTTGTGATGGATCAGGAAGCCACCACAGTTTCCTCCTCTTCTGTTGGCTTGACAACCACGTTGGGTTTCGCTGGCACTTCCGGATTCGAGATTGTAAATGCGATTACCAGCACACCAACTCCGCAGCCTTGGGAAGTGATTGCTCGTGCTTTGGTTCGCGACACCATCACCAATGAATTGAAGATGTTGCTTGCTACTTCGCGATTCACCAGCGCCAGCTCTTTGTTGGGCACTATGGCTCTTGATGTATTTCCGATTGAAGGCCGCCCCAAGACTTTAGAGCTTCTTACGCCGGTGGAACAGGAGATTACCGGTCCCAACACCGAGACTGTGCCGGTGAAAATCCAGACAACTTCTCTTCCCAACATCATCGTAGGAAAATCTATAACCGATGCCTTGGGAACAACGTTGGCGATGTCGGTGCAGCCGAATACGGGCATCGCGCCTTATATCTGGGCGGCTTCAGGCCTCCCGAATGGCGTGTTTATGACCAGCAATGGGATCATAAACGGTACGCCGCTGGAGATGGGAGAGTTCGAGATTGAGTTTTCGGTGCAGGATTCCAGCACGCCGTTCTCCATTGACGAAGTCGCTCTTCCGATCTTGATTGAAACTGACATGGAGGTCATAATCCAAGGTCAGCCCGCGACGAACACCGATCTGGGCACGGCAATAGTGGGAACTCCCTTCAGCTTGCAGATGGCCGTGGGGAATATCGTTAGCAGCAGCACATTACCTGGTGGCCTCGCGCCATACACTTGGAGCACTCCGGCAGGAGCATTGCCTGAAGGTCTTACTATCAACCCGACTACTGGTTTGATCGCGGGTGTGCCGTGTACATACAATTCTACTTTGGACTTCGTAACACCGTTCAATGTGGTCATCCAGGTCACGGATGCCATTGGTGCGAAAGCCTCCAATACGTTTACCATGACGTTGCAACCGGCTGCCCTTCAGTTTGGCCCGGTGAATCAACCCGAGATTTTTGCCTCTCAGACATTTAAACTCGTTGTGCCAGTTTTTGGCGGTCAGTCGCCGTATACACTACAAGTGCACACCGATGATGGCGCTTCATCCCCAGCAGCTACGTACAGTCTGGTTGATGGCCAAGTGGAAATTGTTCTAAACATTCCAATTGCCAGCTCAGGTGTCCACTATTTCACTCTCACGGTCGCGGATGTCAACTATCCGAGTAGCTTGCCGGTCACCCAACAGTTCAGTTATCGGGCCGATGTCCAAATTTGTTCTCTGGAGTTTGTCTCCGGATTCATTCACAAATCAACTGGCGATCCCGGCGCGTGGACTTACAGCGATTCTAGCTCTAGTGATGTAATAGATTTGACAGGTAATTTAGGGAATTTTGTATTGCTACCATTTAACCCCTCAACCAACCCTACCGTTGATCCGGTGACGAATGGCCTCACGGTTGTTTTGAACCCGGCTGTTTCCCCGGCTACTCTAGTGGTAAACGGTCCTCCGACGACTTTTCGCAATTCAGAATTACGAGTACCTCTCGGTCTCACATACAATTTGGTGATTGGTGCAGTGACTAGTGGACCTTTTACTGCTAGTGAGAAAGTTGTGCAAACGACATCAGGAGCTTCTGCGTACTTGGTCTCCACTGCACCGGCAGGCCAACCCCCGGTTAACAACCCTCCTATCGGCACCACTTTGTCCATCGGTCCGATTACGGGCATCCCTGACGCAACCGACATTTGGACTGGTCAGACGAGTAGCGCAGTCTTTACTCCGACAACTGCCCCAGTGATTTTTACACCAGCACCCGCTACCGTTTCACGTCCATACACTCTTATCGCGCATAATGACAGTTCGAACCCAGGCGCGGATTTTGGTTTGATGACTGCATATGTGCATCCCTACATTACCGGAGATGCTGTGGGCTTGAACCCTCGGAAACCCTATTACAACTCTCCGGATGTGTTTCCTGACGTCATTGCACCTTGGACCGCATCGGTTCAAGTGGGTTCAGTTCTGCCCCCCGGACTTTCCTTAGATGCTAACACCGGCCTTATTTATGGCACTGTGGCAGGAACTTTCAGTGGGACAAGCATCGTAGAATATTCCGACAACTCAGGCATATTGCACGGCGTCGTCACTATCAATTGGGCTATTTTGTCCAGTGATTTTACGATGAACTCGTCCTTCTCCGATGGCAAGTTGGGCACAGCGTACACCACAGGCTCCCCATTAGGGACTATCGGTCCCGCGTTCAGCACTCTTTCATCGGTATCCTTGGTGGACTCAACGGACTTCCCTCTTCCGAGTGGCTTGTCCGTCACGTTGGACGTGTCCAACTTAAATGTTCTCGTTGTTGGAACCCCTGTTGAGGCCGGTTATTTTGATGTTTGGTTCCAGATTACCGCTATCAGTGGTCAAGTGTGTTACGTTTACAAGAGAATCGTGGTGGATTATCCAATTGCGTTGACGATCACAACTCCTTCAACTTTGCCGAACGCGATCGTAGCTGTTCCTTATATCCCAGCGAATGGTGGGGCGACAATGCAAGCGGTGGGTGGTACAGGAGGCCCATACACTTGGTCACTGTTCTCCGGTTCTTTGCCCGGTGGCATTGTGTTAAACAATGCCGAAGGCCCAGGAACGTTTTCTGGTTTTGCTTCGTCTGCAACCGTGTCACCGGCTGTTGTTGTGATTCAAGTAACCGATGGGATCAGTACGGTCCAAGGTACCTTCTATCTTTCTGTGCAAGTGCCTGGTTTGGTGGTTTCACCGTTGACGCCGATGGTGGTTACTTCTGGACGTCCGTTTAGTGCAATTCTTACAGCATCGGGAGATCCTCTCAATACTCCGTACACTTGGTCTATCTCCCCACTTTCTTCATACCAGTTGCCCACGGGGCTGACGTTAGCTGCGAATGTCAATCCTCTCACGGCTACGGTTTCCGGAACGACATCGGCTACGGGGTTTAATGAAACCATCATATTCCGCGTCACGGATAGCATAGGAGCTTACTACGATGCTTCGATTGTTGTTCAAGTGATAGCAGGATTGGTGCTGCACGCTGGCCCTGATTACGCAGACAGCCTCAGTTTAGGAATCTTGGGTTATGTGGACCAAGGAAATACCGATTCTATTGTGACCTTCAACAACCAACCGTTCCGCGTGATAGCTACGGGCGTGATTAGCACTACTCCAGCGACCATATCGATCACGACGAGCAATCCAAATATCACTGCGGATGTTGACATTTTGGATACGGTCCACGGCATAGCGTATATCCATCTGCACGGGCCTTTTAGTTCAGGGGCATCGGGTTCCAATCCCCTCACAGTGACGGTAGTGGATTCTGGTGTAGGAGTTACTCAAACCTTCACATGGTGGGTGTACAATGATGGCGTGTTCCGCATCGCACCTTCAACGGGTTCTCTCCCACTACAGGAAGTGTCATAATGCCCATTGAAACCGTAAATGTTGTCGTAACCGGCGCGAACCCAAGAACCATATCGGTTAACGTCAATGTGGGTCTCGTTTCTGGATCTGGAACTGCCTCGGTTTCGTACCAAGGAGCTACAGGTGGAGAAGACACGGCTGTTGCTAGTGGTTCGTTGGCCAGCAGCCCTTACACGTCAAACGATGCTTACGTCGCATGGCAGGTAGCTAACGGTCCCATTGCGGTAGACAATCCGGCCACCATCAAGGTTTATTCGACCACGCCAGGAACGCTCGGATGGCCCTATGGGTCTTCACCTACTATCACAGGCAGCCTTTCAAGTTCCAATTCTAGTAACTCTCTGGTATTAAACCAAGTTGACGCCAACCACCCGATAAGCGGCATAGGTTCATCCAACAAAGCGAATCCGATGACAGCGATTCAGCAGACTTCAACGGGTGCATTCGCTAGCAATTTATTTCTCACTGGAACTACCAGCAGTTTCCTTTTAGACATTACAGGTGATCTTGTTGTTTCGGTGCCTGGAATTTACACACTGTATTTCAACTACGCCAATGCAGGCTATTGGGCTGTGTATTTTTCCAACAAAGCCACGATCATAAGTGCTACGAATTTGACTGGTGGCGCTACGGCTTTCCCCTCGGTTGGCCCCGCAACTGGATTCCCACTGGCAGCTCAACAGGCCCAGACCGGTTCCACGTTGGGACCTCCTAACTTTGTGGCAAACTCGGGAGGAGCACTCCCGACGCCCGCTTACGTCTACATCAATTTTCCAACGGCAGGCGTTTATCCGTTTGAATTTGTTTACAATCAGAGTGTGGCCATCACGGCTGGGTCGGGTGCGAACGGGTATTTCCAACTTACATATCTTTCAGGTGAAACCACTCAAACTCCAAGTGGAACGCTTGAGCTTGATGCTCCAACGGCGCTGCCCGTTACGCCTGTAACTCCGCCTGCTCCCACTCTTCCGAGTGGCAACCTGCAGTTGTCGATAACTAATGGCAGCACCCAAGTTGTGGGTGGCTTGATCCAACTGAGCATTGGGGTCACAGGTATCGTTTATTCCACGCAAGCCTACATTCCTATCCTTGAAGGGACTGCTGGAAAACTGTATGTCTACAGTGATCCTGCGGCGAGTGTGTACAACTTCCAAATAGGTGCTACGGGCGCTTTAGAATTTAACGGACACCCAGTAGCTCCAACCGCTGCTTTAGGCACCGTGTTTGAAGTCGCAGGCAGCAATAGCAGCTGGCAGGGTCGTGTAGCTTTAGCCTACGATCCAACGCCAACAGAGGGACAAACCATCAACGGAGCGACGGGAGCTTTCGAAGTCCAGTACAATGGTTCCACATTTGATTCTCACGTTGACGCTTCCATTCTCACGTTCCAAGCCGCCGACATCGCTTGGTATGACTCGGCAGACAACTCTTTTGACCTGTTTACTCCGACCTTGAGTAGCGGGGGGACTATCAATCAAATTAACCTGAATTACATGGTGAATCCTACGGTTGACGCAGTAGCACCGTATGTGTCAGTGTCTCCAACATCTGTTATTGCAAACGGGAACTCTTACATCATCACCATCACTTTGCCAAAACCGATGTCCCCTGAACAACAAGGAGCATTGGGCACCGGAAACGTTGTTGAATCCCCCACCATCACTTGCACCAGTGCGTCGGTGGGCACAATTACGCCGGTTCTAGATGGTTCCGGTTGGTTAACTGGGTGGACCGTATCTATCACTCCGGTAATATCTTCTTCAAACATCAGTGCTTCGTTAGGGTTCACTCTTGTTGGGACTCTCACGTATCTTTCGGGGGACTCTTTCATAACCGGATCTGTGACTTATGTTCCAACCCAAGCGATTCCTCTGACGTTTATTGGGGAAGGCTATACAGCCCCAACGATTGCGTCCTTCGCGGTATCCGGGCAATCGGGAACCGCTCCAAATTATTCTATGTCGCATGCGGCAACTTTGACAATGACTGCCACGGTCACAAGTTCCCTCAACGACAACATGACGTGTGCTTTCTATCGTAAGGCAAACACCGGGACCCCTGTCAACTTAGGAAATGGAACGCTCATGAACAGCTACACCAGTGGAGGTCTATATTACAAAGTATTTCAACTCTCTAGCAGTGGTTGGACCGCTGGTGTTACGTATAGCTTAGGAGCGCAAGCTACTGACACAGTTAGCAGTTTACAGAGCAGTCTGTACTATGATTCCAGCACCTTTGCTGCAACCTAAAGGAGATGTGAGTGAACTCATTTTCCGGTTACACATACGCGGTGCCTGGGCCTCCTTTCAATTTCCTGGGTAATTTTGCGGAAACGCAAAGGAACAATTTCTTTGCCTGGGTGAACGCCCGAACTGGAAATTTTTCTGCTATCAAATTGCACCACCAAATGCGAGCGGAACAGCTGCGCAAAACTGCTGGCATTCTTGAGACTTTTTATTCCACGGTCAACGATCAAAAATTGACCCCCACATTCCAGAAGCCTTCGTGGCAACCCGGTCCTAACGGGCACTTCACTTATGCTCATTGGGAAGATCAATTGCCCATGACAGCTGTAGCTGATATCAAGGCGCTAATGAAGCCTCAATTTCAGCGAGATGAAGAAGGCGTATTTTTCATGAATCTCATGAGAAATCTTATTGAGAAGCATGAGGATAGTGCCCAATACGCGACCGATGCTATGGCTCCGGCCACGGCGGTGGGAGCAACTGGTGCGACAATTTCAACCAGCGCGGCGGGCGCAACCGGTCCGAACTCGCTGAGCATAGCGGCCTTACTCGCCAACATCACTACCTATTTCGGACAAACACAGTATCTGGGCGCTCTAGTGAAGGACCAAACTGATCAGTACAAGGGTCAGCCGCGCTATCGTGTGCATCAACTTGATCCACCTACCATCTGGGAGCTGGAACAAGTCAACCATTCGCCAGCCGGATCCCCGATTATGATCAAGCAGGTTGATCCTGTACAGGACCCGATTCCATAATGTCTTACGATTTCGACACAACGGCAGAACCTTGCGACCACGAGCAGGCATTAGAGAGGTACATAGTCAGTCCGACGGATTTTCGCACTTTACTACTAGCTTCTAATCCAGCCATCCGTATGCGTGCCCCGATCAATGGACAAAGCCTAGTTCAAATGTTCATCAGCGGGCAGTATGTAGCCCAGGACGATCCGGTTTTTGGGTACACGTTTGTGGCGGACGACAATCCGAATCTCGTTGGTTTCACTGGATACGTCTTTTTCAAAATGGTTTTTAATCATCCGGTTCGTTTCATTACGCCTTTGATCGAAGTAACTTATCTCACCACCGTGGCGTATTGCTTAAAATGTAGCGGTACAAGTCAATTGGATGATTTCAAACGCGCCAGCTCCGGGGCTTTTCTTATCATCGTTGACACCCGCAAATTAGTGCAGAGAAGCCTCAAGTACATTTTGACTTCCCGTTGCCCATTCTATCCCTTGCTGGCTTGTCCACTCAGGACATACATCGGGAAGAAAATCGCGCAGGCTTCGGTTGCCGATGTTTCAAATGCGGTGATGACGGCTTTGGCTAATTTCAAAAAAGTTCAAAGCGCCCAGGCCACTGTGCAAACGCTAACCCCACTAGAGACTCTCAAGGACATCACTAATGTTTCAGCATTACCAGTGAAGGGTGATCCCACTGCGGTATCAGTTTTGGCACAGGTGTCTTCGTACGGTACGACAGCGACTGTACCAATTGGATTTACAATAAACAGTAACACGCTTACAGCAGGGCAATAGCATGAGTTGGTCTCCAGAAATTCGTAAAGATAGAGCCGTCAAAGCAGTTCAAGCTCGATGGGGGAATGCATAATGTCCCCTGTTCTCACCACCCTCAAACCGCTCATTGTCACCTCCCCGGCGATTATTGGGCAATCCCTGTCCATCGACACCCAAGTTTTACCTCTTAGCATCCAAGCCGACACTTACGCTATCCCTTGGGTCGAGAACACGGAATTCTTCCCCGGTGACCAGATAGTAGATTCGAATGGGAATGTGCAGACGGCTACTGTTGATGGCGTCACTGGCTTAACGTCTCCCACTTGGTCAAGTGGGCAAGGAAATTTCACAACGGATGGTGCTCAAGTTTGGGTTCTCATTGGTGTTCCGGATACCACCCGCATCGAAGTCCTTATCTATGATGAAACTTTCACGTTCCTGAATTACACCCTGGGTTCCCAGACGACTCCTTTCCTGGAATCTTGGACCACTTTCACAGGTGATATCAATGTGGATCCAACGATTCCTCAGACGCTTTTGCAGATTCGGGGTAGAAATTACGATCCTTCCCCCGGCGCGGTGTGGCAAGCCAACATCAACTATACAGTTGGCGCACAGATCATAGACAGCAACGGTAACGTGGAGACGGTTATCATAGCTGGAATTTCAGGGGCCGCTGTTCCTGTTTGGCCTCTTGGGATCGGAGTCCAGACGACGGATGGAGGAGCAACCGGCGCGGTTTGGATTATGACCGGTCTGCCGGCTCTAACCACTACCGTCCAAACCAATCTGATTTATTTCCAGTCAAGCGATGCAGTCCAGATTGGACCCCCTTCCGGTGTCACTGCCTACAAAGGGGCCACGTCTTGCCAACTTGAGTGGGCACAACCAATGTTCCCTGGCACGCTAGGTGTTCAGGTGATGCTTTCCACTGATCCTACTGGCGTCAATGTCCCTTTTACACAGTTCGGGGATCTTGTTTACAATGTAACGCGAACAGCCAACGTAATTATTTCGGAATCGAATCAATCTAGTACAGTTCCAAATGTCGAGACTCAGGATATCACCAATGTAGTGATAAATTCTCCAACATTAGCTACTTTGACCGTGGAAACTGGAACCGCTTTCCAGACCAACCAGCCAATCACTATTGCGAGTTTGACCGCAGCGCAAAACCTCCAGTTGAACGGCACTTGGACAGTTTACGGGGCGACTCTCAGTACAGTTATAATCCAGGGTTCAGGTTGGACCGCGCACGGAGCGGTTGCTGATACTGGTACCGCGACTCAAACTCTTACCACCAGCACTACAACTTTGACGACAACCCAGGAAACTCAAGAAGTTTCTTTCAGCTCGGTTGTGATAACTCCCGGTGACGTTCAGAATGCCACGATATTCTACGCGATGTTGTCAGTGGTTGTCCAAGATCCTAACACAAACGTTGTGTTCCAGTCACAACAAAATGGTCCCATAACTTGTGGCTTTGTGAATCTGCAAGTCGTTAGTCCGACGGATTTCTTAGCCTTGCAACGCAAGGAAGATATCGCGGGTCGCCTTATTACATACATCACCAACCTTTATCCCGATTTGGACTTGTCCCCGCGTTCGGAATTGCGAGATTTGATCATAGATCCAATCGCTTTAGAGCTAGCCAATATGTCGGTTCGTGAATGGTTTAGTCGGTGCGCCACTAGCATCTCGGCTATGAGCCAACTAGATGACACGACTGGCGATGGTTTTAGTGACCCATTCAGCCAATCACCGACCAAACAACAATTGGCCCGCGCTTATGGTTTAAGCGCCTCGGACACACAATCCCTCGTCGATACCCAGTTTGATATCCTGGGTGAACAAGCGGGTGTCACGCGGGGTACAGCGACGCCGGCAGTCGTAGAGTTGACGTTGTTCACGTACATAGAGCCAACATTGGCTGTTACTTTCCCACTGGGTGTTCAAGTAAGCACTGTGATGGATGCTAATACACCCGCGTTGACATTCGTCACAAC